GCTCACATTCTTCACCAGATGGTAACTTGGTGAATGGCGTTCGCGCGGTCAGTAGCCAATGCATAAGATCTTTCGGAAGAAAGGCCTTGCAGAAGCTTACACTGATCGTGTCAGAAGCAGAGGTGAGGTCGATAGTTGACAATGAATCGTCAATACTACCTCTATGCGCCAGCTTTCGCTGGACATCACTCTGATTATTTATATTGATACCAAGCTTACGACATGCTTTCTCCAGATCGGCTTTAATGGCCTGCTGAAGGAACATGTTTATTCCTGGTTCAATACAAATGCATCTATCGATTGTATCATTTTTTGGTACTGTCCATAGCTTTGACGTCATTGCTGGTAGAATAGTCTTACCCAACTTATTGGCTATATAGCCTGTGGGAAGATTCATACTATCAGTCGCGCTCAAGAAAAACTTAAGGGCGCCGGCACTACTATACGTTAGAGTCTCGCTAAACTTCGAATACATAGAAATGCATTCGCCTTCAAAATGGCCACCTGGGCCAAACCTACCATTTTCTTCGGCAGGTTCATAATACATGTTTTGAGGGAACAGTTTATACAAGATATCACTAGCGTAAGAAATTGCCATCGTGACTGCCTCGTTTGAAATATTAGGTTTGTAATCCCTAATACCACTATTAATCAACTCAAATTTTTCAATTGCTGCCTTAAAGGTCGCACTTTCTTTCGAAACTGCCGCGCTTTCGTTATATTTCTTAACGATTGAACGAGCTAATTGATCCATAGCAAATGCCGTGGAATTTGAAGTGGGTGTATAGCGAGCAAGGTCTTCTAAAACAGATTTTTGCAGCTTATCAGAACGAGTGTTCATAATAATAGTTACTCCATGAGTTAAACAGAAAACGCCCCTAAGGGCGTTTGCGTTGCATCAATAGCTTGATTGCTTGCAAAACCAGCCGCAAGGCTGATATGAGCATGAACCAAGCGTTAGATACTATAACGCACCTGAAAGAATGGCTGACCACCATTGGTTCAGGTCCTGCTGGAGTGCGCCGATATGTGCCGAAATTGCCGATTTGATAGACACTAAGTCTGATTCAGGGGCGTTTACGGGAATATCGAAGCTAGTGGTAATGTCCATTAGGCCATATCCACCAACTGCATTAACCGCTACACTTTTCCGGGTTTTGAGTTTGTTCGTGTTTTTAGGCACGTTCGTAATCAATCCGGCTGCTTCAAGAATTCCCTGTGAAGGGGTCTTGACATTTGCAGGTTTAAACACAGTGACAGTGAATGGACGAGAGATACTATTCTCGTTGACACCCACTTGTGTTCCGCCTACAACTGAGACATACTTTTGCTTTCCGTTTCCGGACGGCGCAGTATCGTCAGCAAGTGTAAAGGTAGGTGATGTTAGCCCTGTTTGGGCAACACCGGTTAGGGGGCTAGTAATATTCATAGCTAGTTCCTTGTTTGTACAGCGGCAACGAAATTATCGCACACTGGTAGTTTGGTTGATTAGTAGAGCAAGCATTTTCGAAATTTGAGCAGTGTCGGGCTGTGATACCTGTATGGTATCTGGAATCAGCTCTTCATCCTGTCGTATAACGTCGCGCTTACGCGTAATCAAATTAGAACATGCTCCAAAGGATTTGGAACCTGCTCTTGTGTCCCGAAAGTTGCCATAGGCAACCTGGGCCTCACACACTCGTTCACGGGTGACATACGCAAAAATCACGTTTTGCCTCTCGATAAACTGGGCGTTTACCAGCTCATTTAGATTAGAAAAATAATCTATAATAAATGAGTATGGTATAAGCTCGTAGAGTGTAGGTACAAAGTCCGCAAGTCGAAAGCCAAAAGAACTGGGCTTAAAACTGGGACCTTCAGGAAAGGTTTTAATTAACGCCTTCCCTCTTGCACTCTCAATCACAGTTCGAATGAGCTGTGTGTCATAGGTCATACGACCGTTGAGATTATTAGTATGAAATTCAGTATCCAATTTCTCGGATCCGTCTTCCTTAACTAATATAGAAGTGAACTTCTTTTCTTCTAATATCTCAGTGACTCTCTGGATCGTTGAATCAACGTCAGAGATAAGAGGCTGGACTCCAAAAGAAAACTCTAAGTAGGCACTTGAAAAATCTTCCAAAAATTTCTTGGAATACCTTTTAATGCCGCCCTTAAGTATCTTCTTTTTGGCATCGGACAAAGTTTTCAACGCTTTGCCCACTGTCTTTAGGGGAGATTTAACGAGACGCAATGTCTGTCGAATCTCACCCAAGAAGACCCCACTTTGTGTACCTGACTGTTCAGAGTAAATTTTACCTCTGAGCTTGGTAGCTGTCAACTCTAAAATTTCGAGTTGAGGGAACGGCACAGTATCGAGCATATATGACATATTATAAGGGGGCGAAAACGCTCCTTCATTCTTTGCCAAATATTGCCACCCCGAATAAGGGGTGTAGCTACTTTCAAAGTAGCCATTCGGAAACTGTGTAATCTCCTGCTTACCGTAACCAACTAAGTTGGTAGTCATGTTGACTTTCCCTAAATTACTAGGAAAACCGGGGACGTTGTCACCAAAGGTAACATGACCCGTTGAGCCTGAACCGCCCATCTCATGCCAATTGTCATATTTGACTAAAGGCTGATGGTAACCGTTCGTAAGATAGCTGTCGTAGGTCCCATTGGAATAAATGTAATCCTGATAATATGGACTACCCATAGGAGACCTCCAAAGTGCGCAAATGTTTAATTTGCTAGTTCAGAATGAATAACCATACTTACAACAATTGACAGGATTGTCAAAAGATACAAGCATGGCACACTCATTAGGAGCACACGCGATTAACTGCGCACTGCTAAGGAGCAACGTAAAGTACAGTACTATGTAAATCAATACTAGTAGAGCACAAGGACGTAACACGTCATCGTTAGATGACAT